GAACCGCCGATTGATACAGCCCGGCCCATATGCCCGCCCGGGTGTCCTCCTGTAGATAGGGCGCAGAGTGGATCAATGCGCCGTACAGGTAAACGTCAGGGCTATCCGCCAGGAGCCAGTTGCTTGTGGCAGTGTCGGACAGTGACGGGACGCGGGCATAATAGATCATGCTGCCGTCATAGTCGCCATCTGGCGTGGGGTAGAACTCAAGCTGAGAGGAGCTGATGGTATAGTAACGCGGCTCACCCCCCGCATTGCCGCCGAGTTGCCGAAACTCCATCATCTTAGCTTGGCTGAGAAGGTCTAGCTGTGTGTCGCCGCTAACGCTGATACGGCGCGCGCTAATCCAGTCGGCGGGCAGCGGCTCATAGCGCTCGTTGAATGTCGCCTCTGCGCGCTTCTCCATCTGCCAATGCCGGACATCCCGATTAATCGCAGCCTCTGCAAGCTCGATGAATGTGGGGATTTGCGCGGTTAGGTCGTCACGGTTAAGGAAACCGGCTATCTGAGTTTGAAGCGTGCTATATGTCAGCGCCATGGTTAAACCTCTTATGCGTGCGGTATCAATATACCCCACCATCGACAAAAGGTCTAGTTGGGCGTCAGTGCCCCCCGAAATGTTCCGTTTGTGATACGCCTGCGCATACTCACCCCGCTATATGGCGTATCAATCAGGGGGTGGCGCGTTCGATTTGTGCAAGGCTACCAGCTAACACCGGCCAGGTTTCGGCGCAATGGCGCGCCCCACTTGTCAGCGGCTGAATGTCGGGTTGCCACCCATACGCACATAAGACCGAAAGCGTCGGCTGCGTGTGACGCCCAGTCGTGGTTGGGGCCAAGCCCGATGTTGCGAACCTCGTCCCGCTTTTCGTGATACCAGCCAAGAGCCTCGCGCCCGCCCTCTGTCTTTTCCCTGTTGAACCTAATCCGGGAGAACATGCGGCGGCAAGCCTCAACCCTCTGCATTGCAGCGCCCCTGCCTTGGTTGGGCACTGTCTGCACCTCAAAGCCGGATTCACGCAGCGCCCCCTCTACCGTGACAGCATAAACCGTGTCGTGCTTTTTCCCATCATGCGGGAGAATGCACGTCGCATCGCCGTAGCCCGCTGACCTCAGCCAGTTCACGTGCGCTGCCAGCGGCTGGCCCACTGCCTCGTAATAATCGAGAACCCGGATCTCCTCACCGATGATCTGACCGATCCAAATGGATGTTGCGTCTGACTTCTGGCTGCTGCTGCCTATGTCCCAGAAGGCAAACGTGCCCATAAGGGGATCTGCCCCGATAAAGCCAATGCGGCCCTCTTGCTCTGCCGTGGTCAGGTGCTTGGCAAAATAGGCACCCTCCCAGACGCGGGCATAGTCGCCATCCCAGATATGGCCATACTTTTCAGGCTCATTCTCCAGGCAGTCCAAGCGTTCCTGCTCAAGAACCTTGGGAAACCATGGGTTATTATTCCAATTGGCATGAACGACCGTGGCACCTGTAGGCACGTTAGGCCCACGCAGCATACGGTCTACCGCATCGGTTGCCCTTGCCGGGTTCCAGCTAAACCATAGCTCTGACTGCCAGTCACCGCCGCGAAGGTCTTTGCCCTCTGCCCGGATGGTTGGCCGCAGCATCATCAGGGACCGCTCAGACAGGCTTTGCGCCTCCTCTACAAAGGCGCGGTGAAAGCCCTCCATGGACTTCACGCTGTCTGCCGTGTGGTCCTGCATACCTGTGAAGGTGATGAGGCCATCCTTGGGCGTCTGGATTACCTCGTTGAACACCTTGAAGCCCTGCGCCTCGCCAAGCCCGAACTTTTGCAGCTTGTCTTCAAACAGCCGCTTGGCAGATTGCTTCAGTGACTTCTGCACCTCTCGGATACACGCCATGCGCATACCCTCGCCAATCTCACCGGGTAGCCTTAGCGCATCCTCAACGCCAAGCTCTGCAAAGAAGTGAGACTTGCCGGAACCCCGTCCACCATGAGCGCCCTTGTATCGGGCTGGCTCCAGCAGGGGAGCAAATACTTCAGGGGTTCTAATCTGTAGCTTTGACAATGACGCGCTCGATTGTGTGAACTGCCACCGGGCTATCAGCATCTCCGCTTAGCTCAATCGCCTTGAGCTTCGGCACCACGCGATCCAAGAGGCTGTTAATGCTCTGAATTTGCCCTTGGGTCAAAAACTCCTCATCAGCAAACGCGTTATCTTGCAAGCGGTTAATGAGCTGACTGGCCTGAATTTTCTTCTTCACCTCGTCAGGGTGGAATAGCTGCTTTCGCTTTGCCATGTGTACCTGTCCTCTATGGGGTGCAAGTGTGTGTTGTGGTTGTGAAGTTTAGCTTAGAATAGGCTTGCGGTCAAACTGCCGTCCCACATGATAAAACCCGCAGTGAGGGCACTTGTACGTGGTCAGTGCTACCTTTGCCCGACCTGACCGCTTCATGCGCCTGCATATGCCCCTTGCCACCTTGGCTGTCAGCTTGTCCTTCCCCTCGCATGTGCTTTCGTAAGTCCTGCCGTGTCCTGTGTTGTTGGTCATGCGTTATTCCCGCCCGCAGTGTCCGCAAGGCTCACCCCTTACCAGTGGCGCGCCGCAGCCCTCGCACGACGCGCGCTCATCTTTTGGAACCTGTAGAAACTTATGGTCCCCGACGTGCCCTTCGGGTCGTGGTATGACGGACCCTGGTCCGCCTCCCTTTCCTGCTCCCATCACTCCCCCCTTAGCGCGGCCATCACTTTGTATGGGTCCGTGTTTCGACTGTTTTCCCACTCTGCCTGCATTAGATCTGACACCATGTCCAGAATGCCCATCGCTTCCCTTGATGTCTTGAACCTCATATCAAAGGGGCACGCGCCCCGATGCCTCGGATGCAGCCTCCTTTGTGCATGCATTACCTTGTCGGCCATATCTTTTGGTAACGCATCGAGCGGAACCTCACCGAATGGCGTGCATATAATTCCCACATAAGACCTCATCCCTCCCCCTCCTTTTTCAGTGCGGCGCGGGCGATGTCACTTTTGTCTGGTGGCTCCCAAGAACCACCGGCGCAATCGCATGTGATGACCCCGCCGAATGATCCATTCGCCAAAACTCCACAGGCGCTACAATGCCCGCGTCCGTCCGCTATAATTCCCAAAGCCCCCCGCAGCCTCTCGTTCTCTGCCCGAAGGGTGGTGAGTTCGTCGGCGGCTTCCTTCATTGTCGAGTGATTGGCTGACAGGTGGTCCGGGTAAAGTGGGTTTCGCAGCCGCTCCACGATGTCCTTGCGGTCAGTCATTGGCTCTCTCCCCCGGCCAGAGCGCGGAGGGCGTTTGCAAGGGCGGCCTTTGGCGTGTGCCCGCAACCTTCAATGCGTTCGTTTGGCGGCTCCATATCGTGCGAGACAACTTTCCAAACAATGTCAGCATCATCCAAATTCGGGCTAGCAACGCACCGTAAATCCCAGCATTCGTCGTCAAGAATTTGAAGCAGATCTACCCGCGCCGCCTGCTGTACTGTGACGGGTTCCGGTGCGGGCTGGTCGATCAGGGCGAGGATGGCTTCGGCGATCACGTCGCTGCCATCGATGAGGTAGTATCCCTCGGCCTCGTTAGCCGCCCTCTCAAGAGCACCCCTTTGCACCTCTTGGGCGGAGGTGAGGGCGTCAGTAATCGCCCGCGCGTCTTGTTCTTTCCAAACCCGGCAAACCTCCAAACCAGTCGTCAAGGAAATTACACCGTACTTGCAACAATCAGTAGGCATTCCGCTTGGGACAATGCGCGCCTCGTATGGTCCGGGCGTCTCCGGCTTCACGGTAACGGCTGGTTCCGGTGCGGGCTGGTCGATCAGGGCGAGGATGGCGGTCATGATGCTGCCCGCAGTTTCGTATGCGGCTTCATGCTCCCGATCCATTGGGCCATCAGGGCCAACAACTGGACACATTTGACGCGCGATTTCAGCCGCCGCCCGCAGCGCCCCTGCCCGCACGTCGGTTGCTGGGGTGGTGATCAGGAACGAAGCCATCTGCCCTGTGTAATATTCCTCGCAGCACTTGACCCCGTCCTCGCGAGTGTCGAAGCCGTAGTCGTGCGACGGGTATTTCACCCATGTATCATCGTGTCCGTCGCGCTCCGCCAGCCAGCCGTGCCCTTCATCGTAGTAGACGTTGAAGGGGCCGAGGGGGCTATCTGCCAGCGCGTCCCCTTTATCCCCCTCTTCGATGTCCCACTCCAGCGGCTTCACCGTAACGGCTGGTTCGGGGCAATCGCACCACCTGTCGCTCCACAGCGAATTCCCCGGCTTTGCGCCACAGTTGCAGCATTCCGGGCTTCCACCGCTGCGCGGGTCAATTTCATCACTACCACAAAACGGGCACGGCTTCAGTTCAGTCATGGTCGGTCTCCTGGTCCTTGAGGGCGCGGATGCGGCGAGCGCTTATTTCGTGGAATTCTTGCTCAAATACATCTGGGGTTTCTTTGGTGCGTTGGTCGTGCCATCCAGCCGCCTCATCCAGCGCGGTGTTGCGGGCCTCTGCCAGTTGGGTCTTGAGGGCGGAATTCTCGGCTTCGAGCGCGGTTACAGTCTCAAATCTGGCTTTGACTGCGGTGATAGTCTCCCCGACGCTTGCGCCAGCGGAAACGATCTCACTGAGCGGCAAAGCGCCGAGCACCGCCCCCAGAGCCTTCATCCATTCTTCGGCACTGGCGGCAATGGCTTCACGCTCGGACAGGAGGGCGTTCATTAGTTCTGTCGTTTGCGCGCTCGCCTGCACCGCATCCACGCCAACCCAGTTCAGGTGCATATGGATTGACGCTGCGCTTGTGTCGATGTCAGTCATTGATCTTCTCCCACTCAATCCCAAAATTTGCCTCTTTCCACTTATCAACAACGTCAGGCTCCCCTTCAAAGAGGATAATCCAAATCGTGGCGAACAGGGCTACGACAAAAAACATTACAGCGTCACTCATTCCCCTGCCTCCCCGTCCAGCTCGGCGATCAGGGCGCGGGCGCAGTCAATGGATGTTGTTACCACAGCGTCCATGAGAAGGCTTATCTTGCTTCGGCCATTGCAAGACGTGTTTGGGTTTGCCAAAATCCCCTGCATTGCGGCGGTTGCGATGCGCTCCAGGCGGTCTTTCTGATAAGCCGCGTGATCCCGCTCGGCCTGCTCTTGCACTTCCTGCATCGATGTCTCATCACTCACCGGCTGTACAGCTGTGGGTTTGAGGTTAGAGGCTCGGGAGATGATGCGGAAAACGGCGTCATCGCGCAAAGCCGTATCGCCTCCAAACTCCATAGTCGTGTCGTAGCATTGGCCGCCGGACCACCCGGCTATGGTGCTTACGATTTTATCCGGAAATGTTTCGTCTCCGATGAACTCCACCACATCCCCCGGCTGCACATTCAGTTCGGCCAGCGTCTTGCCTTCGTGTTTATCGGTACGCGTGCCCAGGATGTCAGCCGGGTTCCAAGACAGACATTCATCCACCATCCAAATCCTATAATCGCGCTGAGCCGTGTGATAAATCCCCTTGAACAGAACGGCTTCACTCGCGTCGCTGTCAGAAACTTCAATCTTGATACTCATGTCTCTCTCCTTTTCGTTGCTAAGCGCGATCAGCCAGATCCCGAAACTCTTGCTCCAGACGCTCGATGCGGCCAGTGCTTCCGCGCTTTAGAATGCTGCTTACATAGCTCCTGGAGCGGCCAACGAAAAAAGACGCATCTTGCATAGAGGGGAAATCAATCCCGCCAATCGTAATCGCCTTATTCCTGCCTTTCCCAAGGCCGATGCTGTCCGCGTTTCCTTCGTTTAGGGCGGCGTATATGGTGTGAACTGATATTCCAAAGTGCGCAGCGCACGCCTTCACGCTCTCAAAATCAACACCCCGGACCCTGACCGGGTAGGGCTTAGGCCCACCTTTTCTCTTCTCACTCATTCTCTCATCCTCACAGCCAAAGCGGTCGCGTCTGCCCTATGGCTTGCCAGCCTAGATCCGTCATGCCGATCTGGCTAACGCCACCCTTTCCGCCGTAGTAAATAGTCTCAAGATACCCGGCGATGATGAGGGCCGTGATTGCGCCCTTGATGTTGTCACCATTTCCAAGCGAGACTGTCAGATCAACGGCTTTAGGGGTTCTAAGCCCCCTCACCTCTGATGCAACCTTCTCC